GGCGAGTAGGGTGGCGGTAATGGTCTTCATTTATGCCACCTTAAAGACTGTCAACGAAGTCTGAGACTCGCCGTTATTGATTTTGCAGTTAGCCCCTGTTTCATGGTAGGCATATAATTCGATGTAGTCATTGGCAACTAGCCTGGCCACATCCACGACCAGAACAATAAGAGCTTTGGCTGATATTGCCGACTGCATCCACATATCACTAAAACCAGCCCCATTTTTGTAAATGTTTGCTGCATACATCTTGGCGGCGAGGACGTCCGCATACCAGTACACTATCTTCCCTATTAGCAAATAAGCTCCTGCTTTGCTGGCAGTGAACTTATAGTTGGCAAACTCATTTTGCTCATCAAAGCTCTCAGTATTGAGGTTGACCTTAGTCCAGGTTGTATTGGGGATAGTCTGTTGGGCACTCAGATAAGCTCGTGCCTTAGACTGTTTGGCAAAAGTCAATATACCATTGTTATAGAGCAAAAAAGCCTCAGTGCCGGCAACCTTCATGCGAACTTGGTCTTCATCTGCGGACTCCTCAACATCTACCTTGGTATCGGCGTCGGCGTCCTGTATTTTTGAGCCTCCGCCTCCGCTTGGGGTGCCGAACTCAAGCCCGTCCTCAGCGGTTTTTACCATAACTAGCTTGCTCGATTGTCCTGAGTAGCTAGAAGGGGTATCAGTCAACTGCAAGAAGGTAGAAGGTTTAGCGTCAACTTCTGCTTTTCTAGCAATATCATCAGATGCGGAAGGGGCTGCCACCTTAGCTCTGGCATTGGCGTCCCTGAGAATCAAGCGGCCAGGGGTAGCATCTGGCGTAGCCGAGTGAGGGTTAGTTAAAGCAGCATGGAAAGATAAGGCGGTTTCAGTAGCGAAGTCAGGGTCGTGATACTCGTTGCCATGAACCTGCATGCCTCCGCCGCCACCTCCACCAAGCCAGACCCAGCCTGTGCCGTCGTAGATATACCACTTGTGCTCGTCGTCCCTATAAAAGAGCTGGCGCTCGACGGGGGAGCCGGGGAAGCTCGAGCCGTGTATGAGTTCGTGGCTCTCCTCGCTCTCCCACTCCGTCTTGGTGAGCTCGGGGCCGACGTCTATGTGCTTAAGTCCTGATTTAGCCATTCATAACTCCCCTTGCCCCTCTTAGGATAAGAGGAGGATTTCGTAGATGGGCCCTGAGAAGCTCAAGAAAGCCCCTGTCTTTCTTTTTCCATGCCTTTACACCCCTTAAAGACTTTCCCCGCAAGCCTTTATGCTAAATCAAGGCACCCAGGGTGTCGGGGACAGGCTTGCCGGCCTTTTCATAGTGACTAGCCAGGTGGCGGGCAGCCTTGATGATGTCTTCCTCAGAGGCCTGGACCTTCTCCCCTCGGTAACCGCCTCGACTCAGGGCGGCCACAGCGGCGGGCATCCTATCCCAATCCACAGTCTTCTCGATATCGAGCCGGCCTTTAAAAGCTCGCATGATTTCTCTGGTGTGATGGGGAAGCTTCCAGGTGCTAGGGTCATCAGGGTCTTCCACAATAGCGAAGGCTTCCTTGGGGAGCCCCTCTTTGGTCTTTTCCCTTGTGAGTGCTTCTTTCAATTTACTCATGGTTTCTCCTTTCACCCTCACCAATCCTCTCCCGTCAAGGGAGAGGAGATCAAGGGTCAAAAACAGCAATGATAGCAGCGTTCCCGGGGTTGTTATCGGGAATGGCTATAAACACGTGTCGGCCGAGTACCATCTCGTCTTCCGTGATATTTCTGGCGACTCTGACGTTATCAAAATAAGTAGTCAAAGAGCCTGCGAGCTGAACGCTGGCTCGATGATTTATGGAGTCATACTTTTTCAGGATTCCTTTCTCTAACATAAATCAAACCTCAAAAGTTAAAAATCAAAATGACAGATTAAAATGTGAAGATTTTGATTTTTGCTCTGTGTTTTTGCTCTTTGCATTTTGCATTTTAATCTTCCGTATAGAGCTCCCGCTGAGTTACTCGGCTGGAACGACTAATAGCCTTAAGTTTTTTGTCATAGCGGTCAAGGCGTTCCTTGCCCCAGGCCTTGTAGTTGATGGTGGCGTAATGGCCAGCGATAGTGGCTCTGTCCACTGTATAAGCTGATGCCGACATGGCCAGGTAACCGGTGGCGCCCAGGACAATGATTTCCTCATGCTCGGCGGGGATGGTGGTCTCGGTGCCCAGGGTGTGCTTCTTAAGCCAGCGGACCCGGGCGTTGCTGCCGTCCCCTTCGTCCTCCATGTAGACGTGGCCGGTCCAGAGCTCAAATCTCTGTAGATATCTCGGGGCCTTTCCGATGGGGAACTCGACGGACTCGACTCTGAGAAGTCCTGAAAGGGAGGTGAGGTCAATCTCGGTGTCTCCGTCGGTGGTGGCGATATCGGTCTGCTGCTCGATGGGGGCGTGGATGGAGTACTCCATAACTACCCTATCGATGGCTCCGTCGACCTCGTCGTCCGTCCAGATGTAGTTTAGGGCGTCGGTGTCCTTAAGGTCCTCCCGGACTCTGGCGACCATTCCGACTAGATTCATCTCAGTTCCTTGAGTTTATTGCGTTTGTTGAGTTGCTTGAGTTCTTTGAGTTTGTGGGGGTTGTTGATTTTCGACTCTAGGAACTCTAGAAACTCAAGCAACTCTATGAACTCGTTTTAGTCTCGCACTCCCGTCAGCATGCCGGCCTTGACTACTGAGAATAGGGCGAGGCTGACATACCACTTGACCCGGGTGCGTGAGGCGTCTTTAGTCTCCAAAGAGCCAAGACGCTCGACCTGGAGCACCTCGGGGCTGGTAAGGCCGCAGACGGCGCCCTCTCCCATCTGGAAGGCGAAGATAGCGGAGCAATCTGAGGATGTGCCGACTGTATAGTTGTCCTTGACCCAGTCGGAGATGGCCACAGGTATGCCGTTAAAATACTCGATAACCTCGCCAAGCTTGCCCTCTCCTATGAGGAGATTGGTGCCGGCGGCCCGGGCCAGGGAGATTATCTTCCTGCGGGACCGGCGGCTCATTAAGAGCAAGTCGGGCTTGCCGCCTCTCACGAGGTCGACAAGCTTGTCCAGGCTGGCCAGGGAAAGGGTCGCTCCGTTAGCTCCTGAGCCAAGGTGGCTGCCGAAACGACAGGTCCAGACGACGGTGTTGTCGGCTACCGTGGCGCCCTCTGTGGTTGGCCAGGTGGGGGCGCTGGCGCCTGACGTGCCGGCGGTGGTGCACTCGTAACGGAATCCGTTCTCAGTGCCGGCGGTGGGGACAACGAATTGTCCCAGGGTGTAGGCCGTGGAGGCCTGCCAGGCGGTGCCCTTCATAAGCTTATAAAGTCCATCGGGCTGGTTGGCGTCCACGCTTGAGTCACCGTTCAGGAAGGTGTTCTCAAATTCGTGCCTTACAGCCTTGGCCTTCTGCTCGATGACGGCCGCCTCAAGGTCTTGAACATTAGAGCGAGTGGCCTTGAGGAAGTTGTCCACGTCGGCATCTCCGCCTAAGACGCACAGGCTGGCTGAACACTGCTCAAAGGCGGGCTCGGACTGAGTCCACGTGCCCGATACCGGGGCATACCAGCCGACGGTCGGCAAGGTTTTCTCTCGGTTGTACTTCAGACTATTGCCGACGATTTGAATGAAGGGCAGCTTTTCCAGGATAGGGCTGTCCTTGATGACTGTCTCGATTATTCCTTTAAGCAGGATATCGGTGGAAAGTTTGGCAGCTTCGGTTAGGGATATGCTCACGTTTTAGCCCCTCCCTGGACTGTGGCTTGAGCCGTAGAGCCTGCTTGGGCGGGTTGTCCATCCCGGTCTTGCAGACTGTTGTCCACAATCATCATCTCATTAGCTCCGATGATAGCCTGGATGCCCAGGGCATGAAGGTTATACAGGTTAGCCTGAGATGTTTCGTTCGTGTGCTGTTGGGACCTTTGAGCCAAAAAATGCAGAGCGAGTGTAGCTAAGACACTCAGGATGGCGATGCCGATTATGGCCCAGACTCCCATTTCGATAATGTCTTGCATTTAACTAATTCCTCCTTTTTGTTGGATTCCAGCGGCGATCTTCTCCCTGGGAGATAGTCCCTCAAGGGATATCTCGCCCCTGGTGGGTGCTCCCGCTGGGACTTTAGCCTCTTTGGCTTGAGCTTCTAGGTTAGCCTTAACGGCGTCAGCGATGGCCTTAGCCTTCTCCACAGAGGCGTCTATCTCCTCGATGGTCTGGCCAGCGATAACATCTTTGGGAATGGTGGAATTAAGAGCTCTGGCAGCCTCGAGGTATTTAGAGACAGCCTTAGCATGAGCTTCCTTGATTTGGCTAAGCTCGGCAACAGCCGCTTCGCTGGCCCTCTTGACTTCGCTTAGCGAGGCTAGGAGATTGCTTTGCTCCGCTCGCAATGCTTCGCCTTCGGCTTGCAGCTCAACGATGCGTTTGGCCTTGTCGGCTAACGTTGCCTCAGCGGCGGCTTCCGCCCTCTTCTCCTCCCCGAGCTCGGCCTTGATGACCTCAGGAGTTTCTGGAGTTCCTTGAGTGTTTTGAGTGTCTTGGGTTTCGTTTTCCATATATTTCTCCTATTCCTCTTGAGATTGCTTCGCCTTTCGCCGAGCTCAGGGCTCGCAATGACAAGGGGGTGAGTTTATTATTCAGGCACTTCCATTTCTGCGGCTACCGCTCTCTCTCTCGCTCCGCCGCGAGTGGACGCTGCCCTAAACTCCCTGTTCATTTCCAAGATCTTCTCCCTTTCCTCTAGCCACCTGTTAAACTCCTCATCAGGGTCCTGGATTCCAATTTCGTCCATAGCGGTCCTCCGGCTATGGACTCCCGCCTGGACCAAGAGCTGCTCGGTCTGGGCCTGCCTATCTACATCTTGTGGCAGTATTTGACCCCAGACTACTCGATGGTTTACTCCCTCAAAGTTCTCGTGCATATACATTTCACCCAGCTTTAATATCATGTCATTCCGCTGGTGATAAACATTGTTCCTGATGGTGCGTTTTCGTATTACCTTCTGAATCAGGCTGCCAAGCTCGATTCTCAGCGCTGAGCCTGAGAGTTCCCTCTCGGCACCTCCCCAGGCAGCTCTGGGCATCTCCGATATGTCGTGCAAGGCTCGGTATAGCAACTCGATATAATCGACATGCAGCCGGACTCCGCCTCCCTGCAGCAAGTCCAGAAGATAAGCTTTAGCATCCTCCGGGATGGTCCACAGAGCGCCGGGCTGGACCTTGATGTCCTCGGCTGAGGCGATGTTCTCAAGGACGGCGATGGGATTTCCCGAGAGCTCTAAAATGCGGGATAGCTGACTCAGGGCTCTGTTAAGCTCTCTCTGAGGCTGCATGAGAATGGGTATATCGGACTCGCCCCAGAACTTCTTGGGCTGCTTGACATTGGGGAAGATGACGAATGGGATAAAGCCGTAGGGATTGGGCTTGGACTCTATGAGGTCATTGTCCAGGTAAAGAGAAAAGTCCTTATCCGTCCAGAGTTCAGTTACCACGACTCTGTCATTGCGAGGAGCCCCGATGAATCGGGGCGACGTGGCAATCCCCTGAGATTGCTTGGCTGCGCTCGCAATGACATCACCGTAAAGCATCTGGATTTCATCCCAGGTAAGCTGGTAGCGTGAAGCTATTCTCCACACTCGCGAGGTGTCATCTCCCAGCCACCAGGCATAGATGCCGGAGATATCGGGGGCGGTGATGCCGATACGCTTCTCGTCGGTATCCCAGATGACCTTATAGCAGCCGTCTCCCAGGATGGCGGTATCAATCTCCGTTTCGTAATCGAGCTGCTGCAGGTTGTTCTGCTCATAGACCTGGCGAAGGAGCTGCTCGGCTTTTCTGACGGCTGTCAGCTGAGAGCTGTCAGCTTTCAGCGGGTAGCAGGCAAAGCCCAGTCCCGGCATGAGGAAGCTGGTGACCTTGTCGATGGAGACCTTAGCGTAGTTAAACACGAGTTGGCGGTGGCGTGAGGTGGTTTGCCACTGGCTGCCGTTATAGAAATCCAGGTTGGTGCGATAGCCGGCGAGGCGTTGGGTGTCCATGCGTGCTAATTGCGATGGGGTAAAGCTTGTCCTCGAACGAAGTGAAGGATCAGTCATCTCTAAAAAGTCCAAATATCAAAAGTTAAATATCAAAATTACAGAGCAAAGGTTAAAAATTTTGCGTTTTGAGTTGTCATTTTGATTTTTGACCTTTGATTTTTAAATTGCCACCGCCTTCAGCCACCTCTGCACTGTTCTCGGGCTCACCTCAAATATGCGGGCAATCTCCTTAACGCTTTTCCCTTCCCGCTTCAACTCCAGCATCCTCTGGGCTCGCTTGCGTTTTAAGAACCTCTCTTTCCCCCAGGGCTTTTCCTCAAGGCAATCAGGAAAGGGGCAGTTAAGACAGGAGGAAAAGAGCTCACAACCTTTATCTTCGTAGGGGAATTCCTCGGGCAATAAATCCCAGAGTAATGGATTTTCCATAATGGAGCATAAATTAGCACCTTTGTTCTAAAAGAGCAAGGCATTTTTGTCCCCTTTTCACCCTCACCTTAATCCTCTCCCATCAAGGGAGAAGAGAGAGGGCTTCGAGGGGCGAATGCTTATGCTCGGGATTTGGTGCGAATGCTAAATGACATAGCTGCCTTTCCCTGACATTTTTGCATTTTGATTTGTCATTTTGACTTTTGATTTTTGAATTCCAATATTAATTGTTATTTTGCACCACCGCCTCGTCATTGCGAGCGAAGCGAATGCGGAGCGCGGCAATCTCCTGCCCCACTGAGATTGCTTCGGCTGACGAAGTCAACCTCGCAACGACAGAAGGGATCGTCATTGCGAGCGAAGCGAATGCGGAGCGCGGCAATCTCCTGCCCCACTGAGATTGCTTCGGCTGACGAAGTCAACCTCGCAACGACAGAAGGGATCGTCATTGCGAGCGAAGCGTGGCAATCTTGAGGCATGATGAAATCCTTTCTTTCACGATTGGAATGCCAAACAGTGGCCTCTTTCTAAGTTTTCCATTTTAATCTGTCATTTTGATTTTTGACCTTTGATTTTTGAATTTGTTTGGGCTTTGGTCTTTGAAATTTGCGATTTCGGCGAGGGGATAACCACTGCGGCGGTGGGGCGATGATACCTCGCTATATCAGGTATATTGACAAAGGGAAGCTGGCGGTTATAATAAATCCAAGCTATTTTGGCAAATTTCTTAATTTACCTATTGACAAAATAGACATAATAGTTTTAAAGTAGAAGGAAGGATAGGCCTGAGCCTATTATTATGGCTTTGGGCGAGAAATTTGATTTTGTTGGAACTTTAATAATTGAATATTGTGCGCTGACATTTGCCTGTCATTCTGTGCCCGCCCCGGTGAATCGGGGCTCCTCAGAATGACGTTACTCAATAAAATGGAAAGGAGGTGACGCCTATGGCAAAGTCCCGAAGCGAATCGTTATTGCGAGGAGCCTTCGCTCTCCTGTCATTGCGAGGAGCCGAGATTCCTCGCTTCACTCGGAACAAGCTCCGCAATCTCAAAGGATTCGCAAAGGGGAAAACAACAATGCCTGGCCCGGGCAGAAATTCATTGTTTTTCGTCATTGCGAGGAGCGCAGCGACGAAGCAATCTCAAAATGGGCAGCCTGAAATGAGGCAGGCTTTAAAATAGGTTTACTGAAAAAATGTTTCCAATGACTCGAGCCGCGAGGGGTCGACCTCGGGCGAGAGTGAAGATAAGTTGGATACCTATAAAGGAGGAAATAATGATTAAATCAAGAGAATGGCCAGTGAGGGCGATGTATATACTCATCGCTGCGGCATTGGCCATTAGTCTGTTTATTACAGCGGCACCC